TGACAACTGGTTTTAAATAGTTTACTATATAATACTGGAAAATATAGGATGAATATAATATGATACTTGTTGATATGAACCAAGTCACCATCAGTAATCTGATGATGCAAATTGGTTCTCGCAGACAGAATGACGTAGATGAAGACTTAGTTCGTCATATGGTTCTGAACTCGCTTCGTGCATATCGAGGCAAGTTTACAGAAGAGTATGGTGAACTGGTTCTATGTTATGATAGCAAAAAATATTGGAGAAGAGATTTCTTCCCAAACTATAAGTGCAATCGTAAAAAGGACAGAGAGAATTCTGGACTTGATTGGAACCTTATCTTTGACACACTAAACAATATTCGGGATGAGGTTCGTGAACACTTTCCCTATAAAGTATTAGAAGTTGAAGGTGCAGAAGCAGATGACTGTATTGCTGCAATCGTAAATCACATTGCAAAAACTCCAAGTGAGTTTGAACCTGTGTTAGTTCTGTCTGGTGACAAGGATTTTATTCAGTTGCAAAAACACAACTTTGTAAAACAATACGCACCAGTTCAAAAAAAATTCATCAATGGCATTGACCCAAACATATATATTAAGGAACATGTCCTTAAAGGAGACCGTAGTGATGGAGTTCCAAACTTCCTATCGCCCGATAATACCTTTATTGATGAGTTACGTCAGAAACCACTGGCAAAAAAGAAGTTAGAGGCATGGGTGGACTTAGACCCTGCTGATTTCTGTTCTGAAGAAATGATGCGTAATTATCAACGTAACAAGACACTGATTGATTTGGATTACATTCCACAAGAACTACAAGACAGAGTTATTGAGGAATATCGTAAACCAGCAAAAGGTAATCGGGCAGGACTACTAAATTACTTTATAACAAAGAGATTGCGAAATCTCATGAACGATATCGGAGACTTTTAATATGACTAGAGCAAAAGGAGATACCTATACTCCATTACTGAGTGAGGTGTTAAAGAAGGTTCATAATGCAAAGACTAAGGATAAGAAAGTTGAAATCCTAAAGACTTATGATAGTGAACCACTACGAATGGTGATTAAGTCATCTTTTGACCCAAACATCAAGTGGCAAATCCCAGAAGGGGATGTGCCGTTCAAGAGGAACGAAGCAGAAGAAGGAACTGAACATACACTTCTACAAAAAGAAGCACGAAAATTGTATAATTTTCTAGAGGGTGGTAATGCTGAACTCCCTCGTTTTAGAAAAGAACAAATGTTTATTCAAATGTTGGAAGGACTGCATTCATCTGAAGCAGAACTACTAATTGCTGCAAAAGATAAAAAATTGCATCAAGTGTTTAAAGGACTATCAGATAATGTAGTCAAAGAAGCATTTGGATGGACTGACCATTACACAAGGAGTTAATAAAAATGGGTTTTGAATTTGATTTCACTAAAGAACATCTACAGGAAATTATTTCTGCTGATGCAGATGATTGGTATGATGCACTATGTGAGATGCTACCGAAATATGGTATTACAACAGAACGTAGAGTTGCACACTTCCTAAGTCAATGTGCTCACGAATCTGGTGGTTTCAAACGATTAGAAGAAAACCTAAACTATTCTGCAAAGGCACTACGTTCAGTCTTTGGACGTTACTTTGGTGAACCCCCAAAGGCAGATGCAGATGAATACGCTCGTAATCCAGAGATGATTGCCAATCGTGTATATAACGATGAGTATCGTAAGTATAAGATGGGTAATGTGAATGAGGGTGACGGTTGGCGTTTTCGTGGCAGAGGACTGAAGCAACTTACTGGACGTTACAACTATACAAAGTTTGGTGAAAGTGTGGGTATGACAGCAGAGGAAGCAGCAGAGTATGTTGCAACACCTTCTGGTGCAATCGAATCTGCATGTTGGTTTTGGGACACAACCAAACTAAATGATATTGCAGACACAGACAACGTTGTGTTGATGACTAAAAAGATTAATGGTGGTAACATCGGGCTAGAAGATAGACAGAAACGTTACAAACATGCACTACAAGTGTTGGGTATGGATGCTGAAGACCTTGGAGTAGATGACGGATTCATTGGAGACATTGCTGATGATATTGGTGTTCTACGCAAAGGATGTAAGGGTGAAGGTGTCAAGTTGATGCAAGAAGCACTAGGTGTTAGTGCAGACGGTGACTTTGGGCCAGGCACAGAACGTGCATTGAAAGAATGGCAGTCTGCTAATGGACTCGTTGCAGATGGTGTTGCAGGCCCTGCCACTTTTGCGAAACTATTTGACTAAAATATATTGACTTTTAAGTAACTCTGAGTTACTATAAAAGAATGGTGGGGGCAACACCTCTCTCTCAACTCTCTCTCAAGTTGTTC